AATCTATGGATGAGAAAAGATTAGAACTTGATAGTTTGTTATCTGCACAATTTGAAGAATTAAGAAAGAAACCAATACAAGGTTTTTATGCAGGTACTGCTTTTTCAGAAAACTATGCACCTATAGCAGATATTGGTGGAGACTATAGAACTAGAAGAGTCTATGGTGTTATGGCTGGTTTTGATGAACCACAGAAAATTGTTACAGGTTTGCAATTGTTACAAGCAGGTGTTATTGATGTAGAGACATTACAAGATAACATTGATGGCCTTGATAACATTGCTAAAGTGCAAGAGCGTATTAGAAAGAATAAAGCTGAGAATGTTTTATTTGAATCTGTTCTTGCTAGAAGTGCTCAAGGAGACCCAGCAGCTACAATGGCAGTAATTGCTATTTATGAATATCCTGCTGAAATGACAGATATATTAAAACTGTTTTACACTCCACAAGAGCCACAAATGTCTCCTGAAGAAGAAGCATATATACAACAACAAATGGGTATGCAACAGCAACAAATGATGGGGCCTGGACAACAAGCTCCTCCAACAGTAGCTGGTGCTTTAGGAGGAATGTAGTGGAAAATCTCGATAACTTATTTTGGGATATTATTGATAATGAATTTGGTGAACAACCATATGGTGACCCAATGCCACCTATGCCACCAATGCAAATAATTAAACCATTACCGAATATAATAATAATGATTACAGATGAGGAAGGAAATTATGGTACGGAAATCTAATAAAGGTGGTTACAGACAACCAACTCCTAGTAGGAAAAATGCTGTAAGTGGACCAGGTGCATTAAGTCAAAGAACTGATGGAAATCAACCAGTTATGAGATTGCCAGATGCAGATTATGGTGAAAGTCAAGCTTTTGTACAACAACAACAAGGAGCTCCATTAGGAGATTCAGGAGGAGCTAATGCTCCATTTCCTTTGCCTGAAGCAGCAGGCCCAGATGTTTTCGGTGGAACAGATTTTCCAGACCAACCAGTAACGCAAGGAATACCAATGGGAGAAGGGGCAGGACCATCAAGAGATATAGCTAATAATGTTGATATATTGTTATCTGCTATGTATCAAGTAAATCCTCACCCTGTTATACTTCAATTATTAAATAGTAGAAGTACATAATGTTTTTAGACCCCTTTCAGGTAGAGAGCTATTACATGGCTCAAAAGATGGAACAGGACTTAGTTAAGTTATATTCTAGTCCTGAGTTTAGGCCTATTCTTAATCAGCTACAAGCAGGTATGATTAGAGATTCTTTGGCTGCTCCAATTAAAGATAAACAATTAATTTTTGCTGAACAAGTTCTACCTGTATCAGAAACTCTTTCAAAACAAATGTTAGCTGATGAAGCTCAAGAAGAATGGGTATTACAAGAATCAAAAAACTGGGATGAGTTATCTGCAAAGTTTAGAGATGAAAAAATAACAGATGACATGCATCTTAGTGTTATGGATATACTTTCTGGTGGTTGGGCTCCAGGTGGTAGAACTCCTAAAGAAGTAGGTGGATGGTCATTGCCTATATGGGTAGTGGGTACTTTGGATGCAATTAGAGAGACTTGGAATAAATGGAATCCTTTACCAACTTCCGATGTATTACAATTTGGTGGTGGGGGTGTTCCTTATAGAGCACAAGGTCGTATTTGGAGATATTATCAAGACCTTAGAAGATATGATGAATTATTAGAAAAAGGATATACTCCAGAAGTAGCACAAGCTAATATAGCTTCTTTAGTAAATATATCTGAAGTTCCTAACTTAGGTAGAGATTTAGGCCCAGGAGAACTTGAACAAAATATTGATTTTATGCAAGAAGCAATTAAATTTGCTGGAGAGAATTATATCTGGGCTGCAGCTAAAAAAGTTATGAATGGTGAAGCTGTCAATATGGATAGAAGCAAAGTATTCTTTTTTGAATCTATACATGCTGAAGAAGACCCAATATATCAAGAACTACTTTTGAAATTTAAAGGAGATGAACAGAAAGCTAAAGATTTATATTATTTAAAGATTGGTTCTCCTATCAAAGAACTAGATGCAAATGGAAATATTAATTACACAGGTATAGATAATCCTAACAAAATAAAAATATTTGCTGATAGAAGAACTAATTACAATGATATGAATATTACTGAATATGCACAAAGAGAGTTTTTAAACGATGCTCAGTTAACTCCTTATTCATGGGGTAGATATGAAGCTGGCCAGATATATCAACCAGGTACAACTGCTTACAAAGTTACTTCTGGTTTATTAGATTTTGCTTCAGCTTTACCTGCTGAATATTTTACTGGTGGATTATTAAACTTAGGTAGGATTAAAAAATGGTCAAGAAGTACTGACATCTTAGTAGCTGAAAAAGCTAGAAGATTAAAAGCTGGTGATACTAGATATCTTGCTAACAAAAAAGAAGCTATTGAATTACACAATACAATTGTTAAAGCTACCAAAGATAGAGGTAAAGCAGGTAAACAAGCTTGGGATAATTTAACTCCAGATGAAAAGAAAATAGCTACTGCTTTAAATAATAATTCTGAAGATTTAGCTAAGCTACAATTAAACCCTACACAACTAGATGACTTAATACCGGAAGTTAAAAAAGCACTTAAACACGATAGAAAACTTAGAAGAAAACATGGTTTAATTAACGGTAGAGTTCAATCTGTATTTGCTAAAGATTCTGGTAAATTAATGGCTTTACCAGAATATCAAATAATTAGAAAACACATTGCTAATAGCGATTATCACACATTAGTAAATGATAATACTTTAAAACAATGGATACCTGATGATGCATTTTGGAAACATATTGTAGGAAAAGATGAATTAGAAATTGATAATATATTTAAAGAATTATTAAGTGATGGTGTACATTCAGCTTCATTAATACCTACTCAACCAAATACAGTCATACAAGCTAAAGGTTTACCTAAAGGTTTCTCTTACATGACTAATGCTGGTATTAGAAAAATGACAGGTAGTTCTGATTTTGCAATGAGAAGTTTAGGTTCTGTTTTAGGTGAACAAACTGCTGCTATTTGGCAAAAGAGTAAATTTGCAATGAGAACATTGAGGCATTATGACGATACTGTTCAACAAGCTAGAAAATATACACAAGCTTACAAAGTAACTGATGGTGCTGTTGATGGATTGTTTGATACAGTTAGTGCATTAAGGTTTTATTACAAAAATAAAATTGACCCTAGAAGTCAAAGTATTAAAAAATATTTAGGATTTAGTTCTAACTTTATGGATGGTTCTTCAGCTTGGGTTAAAAGAATGACAGCTTTAAGAACAGCAAACTATATGACTATGACAAATGGAGTAGAAGGAACTAGACAGTTAATTGACAATATAAACTTAAATGGTTTTTCACCAGAGTATTTTAATAAAAAAATGGATGAATGGTTTAAAATCTTAGAAGCACCAATTGAAGAACAATATCGTTTAAAAAATAATTTCTTAATTGATTATATGGAAGATTCTATAAATCAATCTATTAAAGTTGTTAATGAAAGAGCTGAAGCAGCAGGAACTGTATATCAAGGTGAAAATATTAAGGCATTAAAAAAACATGCTAAGAAACTTATTACTGACTGGAATAGTGATAAAGCATATTGGAAGAGTTCTGGTTTCGATGGTGAAGATGTTTACAACATGGTATTTCCTGGTTCATCTTCAGGTATTCTTTATGACACTAAGAAAATGTGGTTGCAAGGAGAAGATTATAATATCATGGTACCTAAAGCTTCTACTTTAGGAGAAATGACTGAAAACTATTTCCCATTTTTAAATCAAGATATTGTAGATAGAGTTAAAGGAACAGGATTCTTTGCTTTAGATTCAAATGACCTTAAGAAATTTTCAGGATACAAAATGGCTAGACCTCATTATAAAGAATTTGTAAAAAGATTTAAAGCAAGTGGTAGTAAAGGTGTCAAACAATATGCAGCTGAAATAGGTGGATATATACCTACAAATAAAACAATGGATGATGCAGTTACATTGTTGTTAGATAGCTATACAAGAAAAATATTTAAACCTTTTGTTCTTATGAGAGCTGCTTTCATTACAAGAATATTCTTAGAGGAACAAGCTAGAGTAGCTTCTGCACAATTAGATTCAGCTTACAATCATCCATTTAGATATTTAACTTGGGTATTTTCTCATTCAGAAGACCAACAAAAAGCATTAATGAAAACATATGGAAACAATTTTGAAAATATTTTAAATAGTCCTGAATATAAACAATTGATGCATGAAAATCATTTTAAGAATTTACTAGCAGACCATAAGTATGATAATCAATATAAACATTCTTTTAAAGAAGTTACATTTGATGACCCTAACTATGCAGATGCAATTTATGATGGTTTATTTAAATTAAGAAATGATGAAGTAACAAGAAGAGTTGCACAAGAAGGTTCAGTATCACCAGCTCTTATTGAATGGTTTTTAGGAAGCAAAGAAAGACAATTACTTAGACAAAGAGGTGGGCCAGATTGGATTAAAGTTGCAACAGATGATGAACATGCTATTGCTTATTTACATTCTAGAGAAAACCACATTAGACAATTAACTGGTCATACATTAGAAGAAGGTATTGATTATCAAAGATTTTCTTATAAAGATATGAAAAAGGGAGATGTAAATGCTTTTGAAGCAGCTCAATTAAGCCATAGAACAGATTCACAATATCATGGTCATCAAGTTCTAAGAGATGCTATTGCAGAAGGAAAATTTGTAACAAACGATGGAAAGATTCTAGATTTAATGCCTGTAACAGATGATATAGGAACTTTAAAAGCTGTAGGTGTTGATGACGAAAAAGCTATTAAAGATGCTATTCAAAGATACATAGACCAGTATGGAGATGATTTTGATTTTGGTACTTTATATCAAAAACAATTTGATAACGAAGTACAAGGTTTTGCTAAATTAGAAAAACAATGGGATGCTGGAGTAAACTTTTTCTTTGAAAATTTAGTAGAAAAATCTCTTAACTATTTAAATAGAAGCGTTGTCTTTAAACAGTATTATTGGGAAAAGATTATGGATATGTGGCACTTGTTTGATGCACCATTAAGAAAACAATATGTAGATGAAATCAAAGGTGTAGGATTAGCAGATATATTCAAAATAAATGAAAAAGGTACTGATTTAAAGAATGCTCCTAAATTAGGAACAAGATATGGTGTAAAAGATGCAAGTATTATAAGTGACACAGGTAAAGCTTTTGGTTTACAAGCTACAAAAGAATTGCTATATGATGTGACAAAGAGACATAACATATCTCATAAACTTAGAAACCTTGTACCTTTCCCAGAAGTTTGGTTTGAGTTATTAACTACATGGCCTAAATTACTTGCAGAAAATCCTACAATGGCCAGAAAGGTTCAATTAGGAATTAAAGGTGGAGCAGGAGCATCAGGCTTAGGATATACTGGTGATGGTTTCTTTGCAGAAGACCCTAATGGTTCAGGTGAACAAATGTTCGTATATCCATTTGGTGGCTATATGAGTAACTTGATATTTGGTGAAGATTCAAATATTAAGATGTCACCTAGAGGATATGTTACAGGTGTCAACTTGTTAGGACAGGGTTTTGTTCCTGGACCTACTCCTGTAGCTGGATGGGCCTTAGATAGAGTTCTACCTACTGGTGGAGTTGGTCAAGAACTTAGAAGTATGTTATTTGGTGATTTTGGACCTCCTAGAGGTGATGGTTTCTTGGATGCTATTATTCCTGACCACCCTTCATTTCAAAAGTTATTTACAGCTATAGGTGCTTCTCCATTTGGAAATCAAGCTGAAATAGAATCATCAAGAGCAAGTACATCTATTGAATTGTTTAGATTACTTAAAATGGAAGGTGCAGAAAACAGATTACTTAAACAAGGAGAGTTAGATAGATATTTAAGAGAGATATCATGGAAAGGTACTACAGCTGATAAGTTACCTCCAGCTCAATTAACACCAGATATTTTAGATTCAGCATTAAGAGCATATGCTAAAGATAAAACAAGTACTACATTTACATTTAGATTTATGGCACAATTTGTGTTACCTACTGGATTTACACCTAGATATTATGCAGAAGATAAAAATGGAAAGATGTGGGCTACTCAGTTATTAGCTAAAGAGTATCAAAACTTAGTACAAAAACATCAAGGTGACCATGTAGCTGCATATGAATCATTTGTAAGATTGTATGGATATGAGCATGGTTGGTTAACAACTTCTAAATCTGTATCTGCTAATAAACAAGCTTATTCTGAAAGAGTACTTGAATGGCAGAAAGAAAATAAAGAAATATTAGAACAATTACCTAGAAGTGCATTCTACGCTTTACCTGATAATCCAGCAGAACAAAGAAGTTATCAAGAAATAATTAGGCAGTATGAAATAGGAGAAAGAGAAGTCTTATCCTTAGAAGAGTTTAATTTAGCTGCTAATGATACTATTGGTTACTTTATGTACACATCATTTAAAAAGCAATATGAACGCTCTGGTATGCCTGAAATTGAAAAAAATAAGTTATTTAGAATTTATAGAACTGCTTTGATACAACAACTACCAGGTTTTGAAGCTACAGGTGGTTTAAGAAAGCCTGCTACTTCTAAAGAGATACTAGATGAAATGATTCAGAAATGGCCTAATTTACCTGAAATACAAGAAACAGAAGCAGGTGCTGCATTTGTTAATGTATTCTTACCTAGATGGCAAGCAATGGAATCTCAATCAGCAAGAGTGTCTCCATCAGGAAATCCAACATGGTGGTTGTCATCTACAGATAATTTGGCTATTATGATGCGTGCAGATATGGCGAACTTTATAGAAGAAATAATAGTACAATCACCTGACTTTGCACCAATTTGGACTAATATAATTAGTAGAATGTTCAGAGACGACCATGAAATGTTTAACGAAGGAATTTAATGTCTGATAATAATAAAGCAAGACAAAGAGGAATAAAGTTTAGGGAGTGGATTCTTAGCCTATTCAAAAACCCAGCAGCTCAAGATTATTTAGAAAATAAATATGGTATTACACCTGAAGTATTGCCTCAATATGGTATGTGGGATGCCAATATGGAAGATTGGGGATGGAGTTTTAATCTTGGACCAGATGGATTCTTATCTAGTGTTGTAATATCTGGAGTAGAAATTCCTATTAAAGAACTTCCAGGCTATGAAGAAGGTTTTAAACAACCATTAGGTGGTACAGGATTTTGGGGTGGTGTATTTAATTTACCTGCAGAATGGGCTGAGTATGATGTAGAAGCTTTACCTGAAGGTACTGTAAATGTTTTACCAGAAGCATATGGACCAGCTGAAACTCCTGGTGCAGAATTTTATGGTGAAGCTACAGGTGAGATACAAGAAGAGATGGATGCTGAAGAAGCAGCTGACCCTGATTTTCAAGCTTTAAAAGAAGGAGCAGTAGAAGAAGAAGAAAAAGAACCTTCATTTTTTACAAGGGAAGATTTTGAAAAAAACACATTATCTGAAGAAGAATGGAATACTTATCTAGCTAATATTAAAGCTGGTAGTACACCACAAGAAGCATGGGCTTATGCTACAAATGGTGACCCAGCTAAGTTTAATTATGTATGGACATGGGATGAAGAAGCAAAGAGAAATAAACCAGCTTATTATTATGACCCAGAAATTAGTGAAAGTCCAATTCCAATACCTGTAGCTGCTCAGCCAAGTGAGCATATAAATAAAAATCTTTTTATGAGTGGACTTCATAATATGTCTCCAGACGAAATTGAATGGGTAAAAGATTTCTTGATTATGGGTGGTGTAGCAGATGAAGGTGATTTTGCTGGACATGGTTTTGTTGATAGAAGTTTAGAATTAATTGTAGGAAATATGATTGATATGGCCAATATGAATTATGGACATATTGCACATAAAAGCGATGATTATTATAAATTAATAGAATCTGGAAAAGGACTTTTTGGTGATAATCCACCTGCTATTTTTGAAGATTCAAAATGGTTTGAATGGGGATTGTTTTCAGTAGTTGCTTCACAATATGGTATGACCATGGATAAAGCTGCTGAAGTTAAAGCAAAAGAAATAGCAGAAGATACATTAGCTGCTAATGCATTGCCAAGTAAAGAATCAATGGCTCGTGCTATTAATGATTTAGTTAAAGAAGAAATAGGTGTTGATGCTACTCCAGAACAGGTAAGAGAGTATACAGATTACTGGATAGCTAGTCAAACTGAATGGGGTAGACAAATAGAATATGCAAATAAAGTTGCAGAAGTCGGAATGGATATAGAACATTATCATATTAAAACTGGTAGGACTATGACCATGGAAGAAGTTCAAGCAATGAGAGATGATATAGGTGCTGGAGGAGATGTTTTAGAAGGAATAGTAGGTCAAAGAGAAAAAGTTCCAACAGTTACAGACCCTTGGACTGCTACTTACAATTTAGTTGTAGGTGATTTAGCAGGTGAAAAAGAAATTATAGAGGCTGGTAGGAAAAAGAGAGCTAAGCAATCTGGTATCTTACAAGCAATGGCAGGTAAGTTTTAATGGCTGAAGGAATTTCAAAAGAAGAGTTTATAAAGGCGTTAAAAGCTAATACTACAATACCTGAAGCTGCAAAAGCTACTTTGATAGAAGCATTAGAAAATGCACCAGCTAAACAAAAGTTTGATTCAAGAGTAAAAGATTATCTAGATGGAATAAAGAACGGATACTTAGAAGTAGATGAATTAATAGGTTTCTTAGAAGATGAATTTGGATATGATAAATTTTCAGGAACTTTTGGTGACCCAGAAGCAGCCAAAGAAGTAACAAAGAAAGCTAAAGAAACTACATCTAAAGAAGCTCAAGCTAAAGCTGATAAAGTTACTGAAGCTCCAGATGTTGCTAAACAAGCTGTATTAGAAGGTAAAGATAAGAAAGTTACACTTGTTGACGAATGGAAAAGAGCAGATGTTAAAAAAGATGTAGGTTTCTTGTATTTGTTTGGTGACAATCTTGCAGATGCTGAAAGTGGAGTTATTCCTAAAAGTACACAAGCTGTAATTAGAGGTTTAGAAAATGCTATAGGTATTCCAACAAGAATATCAAAGAGTGAAGATTTTCAACCAGAAGATTTTGAAAGATGGAAAGAACTAATTGATGAACAATTGGCATTAGCTGAAGCTGATGGTAGGCCAATTAAAATATCTAAAGGTGGTATGGCTACAGATAAAGGTAAAAAACTTCCTGCTAATTTTAAAGAACATTTAGCTATAAAAATAAATAATTTAGCTGGAGAAGAATTATTTGGTCCAGATATGAAACAAGGAACTTCTAATACATCAAAAAGAATAGTTGCAAGTGGAGGTACAGTACGAGCTATGCGTGGTGGTGAATTAGGTAATCCATTTTATTATAAAGGTAGTGGTAAATCAGATGAAATAGTAAAAGTAGGTACAGATAAATCTTCCACCGTAGTAATGCCAGAAGGAAGTACTGAAGATGATTTAGTTAAAAAAGTTGTTGAGCTACATAAAGACTGGTTAACTTGGACACGATTACCTGATAATTTAGATGATGACCAATTGTTTGAATTACAAGCCCTGAGAGATAAACAATTAAGAATTATGGCTAATTTACCTGATGATTATACATTAGAATATTACAGACCAGATGCTGAATCTTCGCATGCTAAAACATTAGTAGATTTTATAGATAATGCAAAAAAAGATATGGAGGAAGTAGATAGAAGTACTATAGGCCAAAGTGATGACCCTTATTTTGATACATCAAGAGATGTGTTAGACCTAACACTTGAACTATCAAGTAAAGGAGATGAGTTTGGTCAACAGTTCTCTGCTTTAAATGCTACTTTTAAAGAAGGTGAATATGCAGGAAGAACTATAGAAGATGTATGGCAAAATGAAATTAAAAAATCTGGTAAAGGTAAACCACCTGCAGAAGGAAGTGTACTATTTGGTAAATCTCTTGAAGATAGTAAACTTGCTTATCAAGAATTGTGGGAAATGTGGGCTGTTGAGAATCCTAGATTAATAGCTGAGTTACAAGATAAAGTTAATGAAGGATATCAATTAGTAGATTCATTTGCTAGAGAAGGAACAGTAAATCAAGCAGAAGCTTTAACTAACATAATTTATAATTTAAATAATGAAGAAAAAGCTATCAAAGCAGATGATGCTAAAAGTAGACAAGTTCCATTTGAAAAGGTAAACGCTAGTGACCCAGGACCTGGAGCATCAAGAGCACAATATGATAACTGGGCCGTAAGAACTGGGGATAATTATTTAGCTGCTGCTAAAGCAGAAGGGTTTACTATTGACTTTACTACTGAAGATAAAGGTAGTGGTAGTACTAAGAAGTCAGGTACTTATGAACCAAACTTAAAAATAATGAGAGAATTTCCTCATTTAAAAGGATTAACTGATGAAGAAATACTAAATGCAACTTATAAACAAATTAAATTAACAAAAGACCTTAAATTTGCAAACCCAGATGAAGTAGCAGAAATAGCTGCATTAGTAGCAAAAGCTTTAAACAATGGTAAAACAATTAATGTTGCAGGTAATCAAGTGTATAGGTTTCCAGGTAAAACTCAAAATGATGTCGATAGATTGTTTGCAGAATTTATGGATATGGTTCAAGATAATCCAGTTACTGATTGGAGTAATGCTGTTATTAGAAGTGGTGGCCAAAATGGATTTGATTTATCTGGTTTAAGATGGGCCAACTTCTTTAAAATACCTTTTAGATTACATACTGGTAAAACTAAGTTATTTAGAAAAATAGGTGGTGGAGATGTAGTAGGTGATATAAATGAATTTATTCCTTTATTACAATTTGATGAAAATGGTAAATTTAATGATGAACTATTAAAAGCACCAAAGAAAACTACTTCAGTTGATAAAGCTACAACTCAACCAAAAACAACTGAGAAGTTACCTCCTGATACTAGTAAAACTCTTAAAAGGTTAAACAGTGAATTTCAAAGTGTTAAAAATTCTCCTAAAGCTATTAGAGACCAATGGTGGAAATCATTAACAGATATGGAAAGAGATTATATTAAAACCATTATAGAAAAGAAAAATGTTAAAGCATCAGCTGCAGGTACACCAGATGTTAAAGCAGTAGCAGAACCAGATATACCTACTAGAAAAACAGGACAAATGGAACTAGAACATTTTTGGTTAGATAAAGCATACAATGAAACGATACCTGTTTCAAGTATTGATGGTGCTTCTAGTTGGAAACGATATGTTGCTTATGGAACTAAAATATACGATTGGGAAACAAATCAAAGTAATTTAATAAATGGGAAAGCAGCTGGAACAGCATATGAACCTGTACAAATATTAAGAGGTTATCAAAAAGGTATAGTACTTCCTGAGACAATGGCTGATATAACTAAAAATCCTCAAAGTTTTGTTAAGGATGGAGAAGCTACTTGGCAAAGAACAAAACCAGGAGAATACGACCCTAGAACAGTTCAAAGTGTAGATAAAAAAACTGGTGAAGTTAAAAAAATACCAGGTGTTGAACCAGTTAAATTAGAAGGAGGTTCAGCAGAAGTTAAAGGTTTAATTCAAGAAGGAGACATTATAACTGCAGGATTTGCAAGTGACGGTGAAAAAAATATTCTTAGATATGTTAATCAAATAACAGATGTAGGAGCTAGGCCTGCAGGTGGATTAGGTGTTAATTATGGTGTACCAGTTAAAGTAGTAAAAGCTTGGCAATTACCAGAACAAATTACTGAAGAATTTTTTGAAACACCATTAGCTAAAAAAATGGCTGAATCTTTAAATCTTACCGAAGAGGCATTAAAACAAAAATTAATATTTGGTAAAAAGGATAAACAAGGTCAAAATAGTATGCAACCTTTTAATTCAAAGAAATTTTGGAATGGATGGTTTTATGAAATAGAGCCTATTGCATTGAATGATGAAAATTATAAATGGGAAGAAGTACAACAAAAACATTTACAAGCTGATATTGAAACAGATGTTGCTATAAAGAACTGGATGGGTCATAAATATGGAATAAAGAACTTAGCTGCAGTTGGTGGTTTATTAATGAGACTAGCTCCTATAGTTGATTATGGTGAGTATGCATATGGTTTTGGTGTTAAAGGTTTTAATGCTTTAGTTAAACAAGCAGAGAGAGGATTTATAGCAGCTCAAGCTAATAAATGGATACCTGGAAATATGATATATTCTAAATTAGCTAGAGAAGTTGGAGATGTAAGAAAAGGCCTTTTACCTAAAACTAGAGGTTTCTTAGGTGAAATGGGTACTAGAGCTAAAATTACAGGATTTGGTGGTAGAGAAGCAGCTAAAGGAGCACATACAACAGGAGAACTTTTTCAAAGTAAAATAGGTAAGAGAGTAGTAGCTAGGCCTGCTACAGGTACAGTTAGAGCTGTAGGTTTGTATGAAAAATATAACTTCCTTTATGGTTTAGCTTCTGGGTTGTTGTTATCTTCAATAGAAGCATTAGGTATTATTTCTAGAGATACTATTGGTGAAAATAATATCAGAACTCAACTAGGTGGAGATTATGAAGCATGGGCTGAAAGCAATGGAATCTTAGATAAAATAGGACCTTGGCCATTAATATCTAGTTTGGAAAGAGCTGAGTCACTAGGTTATTTAGATGAAGGATTTACAGAAGATTATATTAATCAAACAAATACTAAATGGATGGGAGTAGTACACGAATTTCTAGGTACAGAACATTATGACCAAATGGATAAAGTTAATGTTATTTGGCAAGATGGCAAAAGACCTAGAGGTTGGTTTACTAGTTTCAATGATATCTTTGGATTAAGTTCTGATGGTGCAATAGCAAATGCTGGTGTTCTTCCTAGAACTGGTTTAGCTCCTGCTATTAAAAGGTCTCCAATAGTTTCAGGTATTGAGATACCATTTGAGAATTGGTTCTTACCTAAAGTAGGATTAGAAAGCTGGGTAACAGAAGATAGGCCTGCAACAATTCAAGATGAAGAAGATTTAGCTAATCAAATAGGACAAATACCTGCTACAGTAGATAATAACGCATGGTTAGGAAACATAGCTGACTTTGGAGATTATTAATGGAAGAAAATAAAGCACAAATACTTAAAGTTGTAGATGCAGATGGAAATGAAACTGGTGATTTTTATGTCATTGTAGATACAGGTGGAGTTAAATTTGTATTTAAACCTACTCAAACATATGAAGAAACATTAGAAATATATAAAGATGTTATAGAAGTAGAAGAAACAGATTCAACAGAACTAGATTTTGAAAAAAGATTTATTGATGATGATTTAATGGTGTATTGGGGAGACATAGACCAGTACACAGATACTACTGAAGATGTTATTAACAGTATTAAAACAGCTAGTGCTAATGAATCATGGTGGAAAAATGAGAACTTTAGAAATGCTTATGTAGATATCTGGGAAAATAACTATGATGATGTTACAGATGTATTTAATTCTGACCAATTCCTTGCTGATTTAAGAAACTCTAGTGCTATAGGTGCTGCATTTGGTGAAGATGGAATAACTAAAGCAACTTGGAATAGGTCTATTGATGAAAGATTAAATCCAGAACAATTTATATTGGATGATGATTTTGCAAAAACAATGGTATATGAAACAGCTATTGCAGGTTTAGGTCCTGATGGTGCTGATATTGTTAATGACAATAAAGATTTAAAACGAACTTTAGATTTGTTAGCCTTTAAATACAACAATGGACATTTTGGTGAAGTAGGTAGTGATAATGCTAAAGCACATTTGAGTGTTCAAATTACAGCTTTGATTGACCCTTCATCTAGATTAGAAAATGGTGGTTATTATGAATTAGAATCAGATGTAGCTAATTCTATTGATGGTATAGAAATACCAACTACTACTAGAAAAGAAAGTGAAATACAAGAAATACTTGACCAATGGGTACCAGAAAATCAACATAGTACATTTAATGTAGCTGATGAAGCTGCAAAGTTAAGAAGAAATCCTTTGTATAAAACAGAATTCGTTGAAAAAGCTAAGGATGCTAAATTTGCACAATACCCTATGTATGATAGAAATGTAGATTGGACTACTGTTTTAAATAGAGGTATAGCTTTAATTGAAAATGCTTGGGGAACTACTCCAAAAGATGGTGACCCTATCTTACATGAAGTATTAACATTAAACGATACTAATAAAGCAAATGCATATTTGAAAGCTGAAGGTTTGAAAATAGGTAATGAAAAGGTTAGTAACGATTATGCTAAAGCTGTAGCTCAAGCTTACGGTGATGATATAATCAGAACACCTGGATATGTGGAAGGAAGGCCATAATGGCACAACCATTTGTTGAAGGCGAAAATTTACAGATATGGTTATATTCTCCTGATGGACAAAGAGTAAAAAAGCAATCGGGTAGAAGAAAAGGTGAAAACCAATCTGAAGCTGATTATTTTATTAATGAGTTAGGTTATACAACTTATAATCCTAAAGCTGGAAAAATAGAAGATATAAGAGACATAGAAGAAGGCACACAGCGTGCTAATCTCTTATTTAGTTTTATGCCTGAATCAGTTAAGAATGAATTTGCTAAATCATGGGTAGAATTAGGAGATGTTGAATTAGCTAAAGCTAAAGCTAGAACTACACCTGCATGGGAAAAAGAGTTTGGTTTTTTAAGAAGAAAAGATGGTTCTTTAGTTATGTCTGAAATAGAAGCTGTAGCTACTAAAGCAGCTTATAGAGAAACATTAGGAGAAGTAGGTATTGTAGATACTTCAGGATTTGAACAACAGTTTGAACAGATGATTACTGGTGAAGTATCAGCACAAGAGTTTCAACAAAGAATAGATACTGTATGGAATACTGTTAAAAACAATATACCTCAAGTAGAGGCAATGTTTAGAAATCAATACAATATAGATTCAGATACTCCTACTATATTTGCTGCTTTAATTAATCCAGAGATACAAGATAAATTATTAAAAGGTGATTTAGTATCATTAAGCATAGGAGCAGAAGCTAAAGCTGGTGGCTTTAATAGAAGTTTTGCAAGATTTGATGCACTTAGAAAAGCTGGTTTAGACCAGAAAGGAGCTAGACAACTATATCAAACAGCTGAACCATTACTTGAAAGAGCTGGTTCAATAGGTAATGCATTAGGTATAGAGACATTAGAAGCTGCTGCTATAGGTGACATGAAAGCACAACAACAAGTATCAAGAGCACAGTCAGAGATACTATCCGAAAGTAGTAC